TTCTACATTTAAATCATAACCAGAGTCATCTGGTAACTTCATACCAATATTTAATTTACTAGGTTTAAACGGCATATCTTTTACACTAAGATGATCAGATTTAGATTCAGCAACTACTTCAGATTGTTCTAATACAGAGTTTAATGTAGAGTTTAATACAGGTTCTCTAAGTAACTCATCCATCATATTTTTTTGTTCTTCTGTTAGCATTTCAGGACTAGCACCTTTTCTTAATAAAAATTCTACAAGAATCTTGTCATTTAATTTTATTGCTTCTAATAATACATTTGAATCTCTTACATAATTTGTAAGATTAATATTAAATCCTCTAATAGAACTAAATGTATTAAATAATCTTTTTCTTATATACTCATCAGGTATATTGCGAAAAATAACCACTAATGGGGGGACTAATGATGTTAATCCAGAGTTTTCCTGATATTTATCAACTGGTAGTCCTTCAGCATTAATTGGTATTAATGTATTAATTTCATTTTTATTTCCGTTAAGACCATTTTTAAATTTACTTATAGCATCGTCTATATTTTCTATTTTTTCAGTATTTATCGCATTTTGTAGCTTATTAAAAGCATTTATAAACATTATGCGAAAGTCATTAATTTGTTTTGATGTTCCTTTTTCGCCACCCCTAATAATATGTTTCTTTTTAGTATATCTTCCCTTTTTCTTATAACTTCTTCTTTTTTTTGAAATAGATTTCTTATAATATTTTCTTGTTATGTTTCTTGTCATCAATTGTATATAATATATTATGATAAATATTATATTATGATAAATAATATAATATATTAAAATTTAAAAAAAGAATCCCATTTTCTTCTTCTTTGTCTTGCGTCTTTTTTTAATAGGTTGTTCTATATTTTTAGTGCTACTATTTTTTTTATTTTTAGTAGTGTCATCCTTAAATTTAGAATCCATCTTAGAATCAGTTGGTCTATATCGTAAAAACCACTCATCATATTCATCGCTATTTTTCTTATCCTTTAGTTCCTTAAATTTCTCAGCTTTTTCAGCACGCATTTCTTCTACAGTTTCTTGGTGTCCCATACAATTAATTGAGAATCGTCGTAGCACACCCTTTTGTGCCAAACGATTTTCCTCTTGAACCTCAAATAAATACTTAGACATACATAATATACGGTCCTTATCATAATATGGACGACTTGAATACAAAAATGCCAAATAAAAACTCAACATAGTATCAATTGTAGCTATTTTAACACTGTAGCCGCCTTCCTTAATTACATTATAACTATGACACGCAAGAGGTTCATAAATAAAAGCAATAGTATCTGTTCCTACTCGGATTTCATAATGTGTTGCAATAATTTCACCAATTGAAGGACGTTTAATAACTTTTACATTCTTAACACCAATATCACGTAATCGTTCTACAACAATTTGAGCTGTTACGGTTGGTTCCTCGGATAAGACATCAAAATCAGGATTCTTCAATAATTTATGTCGTAAATGCTGAGGCATATATTGAGAATATATTGAAATAGCATATCCACCAAAAAATACAACACCCTGGTCAATTAATGTTTGCTGGACAGTCTCATAAATCTCATTAACATTCTTATTATTACCCATTTTACGCTGAAAATCAATATGCGAACATTGTGAAGCAGTTAAAGGATAATGTTTATTTAAAAGAGTTAAACGCTTTAATACTTTCTCCCAGCGTGACACATCACCAGCAGGACGAGACAACTCTAAATACATTGCCATACGTAGCAAATTTGGCGGAGCATAAAGTATTCCAGAGATTTTAACGGCTTCTTTCTTAATTGCGTTAAATAACTCTTTGGGTATGAGTGTAATATCAGCAACAGGTATAAAATCTACAAATACTTTAAATGTGCCATGGTGCTGTCCTGATTTGGCTTCAACTTCAACAAATCCTTGTTTAACATAAATATCTGTTAGTTCTTTGGCATCATTCAAAGCATTTGCGCTATAAAAATCATAATCAGGAATTTCTACATCTTTATTGTAAAATTGGTCTTGTTTTGGTAATATATTATTTATAGCAGTTCCTCCATAACAAATTAACTTTTTGCTGCGAATAAAATCTTCCACAATACTAATTATTTTTTTGATAGCAGCTGAGTTGGCTGTTTTTCGTCCTTGTATATCTTCAGCTTTATCTACTGCTGTGCGAAGAATTGCTAATTCACAATCTTCAAATTTCATATTTTTGTCACATATTTCTTTTTTCATTATATATAATCTTAATATATAATGATAATAAATATTTTATTATATAGAATATTTATTTTGTTAGTTAGATTTTCTTAAATATTAAAGCTGAAATAATCAGACTTAACTGTGCGAGGAGCATATGACAATGCTGGATCTTGTGGTGGTGGTGCCGGAATTGTGACTTGTGTATATCGTAATGATAGTGGCTTCAAAACAAACGCAGTATTATTTTCATTAAAAAATGCTTCATTTTCCTCAATATTTGAGTCTATATTCTGGTATCGCATTGCCAGCATTTGGCAACCAGTTTCTCTTAAAACAACTGAACTAGGATTGTCTGGATTAGAACCAGGATTAGGAATGCCAATTGTCATACATAATTTATTATATTCAGTTAATTCGGCAATATCTGAATTATATTTAACATCATCAAATGTTAGTTCTCTCATAAATATAGAGTTACTTGTCATATTAACATATTCATAAAATTCTTTACATTCTAAGAATGATGTATTACTTCTATCAACAATAATAGAAATCTTACCCATTAATGCTGTTAATGGTGTTGCTCCAAAATTAGTAGCCGCATTATTCTTCATATTTTCAAAACTATATGATTTACCCATCAACATATCTGAGTGCTTCTCAAAAATCTTTGCAAAGTTCTTATACATATTTTGATTCTCGCTCTTAATACGTAAATGGAAAATAATAGGATCTGCTGGATTAGGAGCACCAGAAGATGAAAATGCGTTATTTACAATGGTTGACATAATATCGCTAAAATTAATATAATTAAATGTTTCTTTTACACAATAGTTATCAGCTGTGCTGGTTGCTACTACTGGCTGATCATCAATAGAATATATTTCAAAATCCAATCCTCTTACACCCTGTTTTAATAAGTCTTTTAGTGTACACATAGATACATAATCATTCTTATAATTACCACCGCTACAACAGTTGTAAGCTGACTTAATGTAAAAATCTCTTAAATTAGCTTGAAATTTTGGTTGAGTAGTATTTATAGATAAAATATTTGTATTTAGGTCTCCATAAACACCATCCATCAACTTACATTCTCTTGTAAGCATATTATTAGACATATTTACATATATTGTGATACCAATAATAAGACCAAGAATACCTCCAATAATAGCACCTTTCTGTTCCATTATTCCCTGACCCAAAATACTAAACATAATTGTTAGTATAATTATTATAGCTATACCACCAAAATTACCAGTTCCAGTATAATAAAAATAATACATAAAGGCAATGACAATTATTGAAAATGTTAGCATTGTTAATAATGTAATTGATGTAGCTTCCGACATTTCTTTTAATCCTGACATAGCTTGTTGTATATTTTGTCGTGCTTCAGTTGCTATATCTGTTGAACCTGAACCTGTTTGTGACATCTTTTATATATTACTTTATGAATATATTATTTTTTTTTAAGTGAAATGAAATGAAACTAACAAAATAATATAATATAAACTGTAATAATTAGTTAAAAAAATAATATGTTAGTATTATAACAAATAAAATGCCAGGAGGACTTATGAATCTAGTATCAGTTGGACAACAAAATATTATTCTAAATGGAAACCCATCTAAAACATTTTTTAAATCTACTTATGCCCAATATACTAATTTTGGCTTACAAAAATTTCGTGTTGATTTTGAGGGTTCTAAAACACTACGACTATCAGAACCATCTACATTTACATTTAAAATTCCAAGATATGCTGATTTACTTATGGATTGTTATTTAACTATAGCAATGCCAAATATTTGGAGTCCAATTATGCCTCCACAGACAGTGTCGCAGAGTGATGGAACAACTACATATACTGATTGGGCACCATATGAATTTAAATGGATTGAAAATTTAGGGGCTAAAATGATTTCCAAAGTAAGCATTATATGTGGAAATTATACTCTACAAGAATATTCTGGTGACTATTTACTAGCATCAATACAGCGTGACTTTTCAGGCGTTAAAAAGAATTTATTTGATGAAATGTCTGGTAATACAGCGGAAATGAATAATCCAGGAAATGCTGGATCACGCGTTAACTCATATCCAAATGCGTTTTACACATCTGACTTAGTTGGTCCTGAGCCATCTATTCGTGGTCGTATTTTATATGTGCCTCTAAATAGTTGGTTTGGTCTTAAGTCACAAATGGCATTTCCTTTAACATCATTACAATACAATGAGCTACAAATAGTTGTTACATTAAGACCTATTAGTGAACTATTTCAAATTCGTGATGTATTTGATACCACATATAATTATCCGTATATTGCGCCCAATTTTAATTCCTGGTATATGCAGTTTTATCGCTTCTTACAACCGCCTCCCGATATTGAACTTGGACTAACATCATATACTGATACCAGAACATTATGGAATGCCGATGTACATTTGAACTGTACTTATTGTTTCTTATCTAATGAAGAAGAACGTATGTTTGCTTTAGAGGAGCAGAAATACTTAATTAAGCAAGTTCATGAGCAACAGTTTTTTAATGTAACTGGACCAAATAAGGTTCAATTAGATTCAATTGGTATGATATCTAATTGGTTATTTTATTTTCAAAGAAGCGATGTAAATTTACGAAATGAATGGTCTAATTACACAAATTGGCCTTATAACTATATGCCTCTTGATGTGGTTCAAGCGTCTTCAAGTGGAGATTTTCTTATTTATAAGACAGATGCTGGTGGTGCTCTTGTTCCTGTATATATTGGTCCCGGTGTTAATCCAAGCGGTAATCCAACTGGTCTTCTAGTTACATCTAATTATTCGCCTGAAAATGATAAGATGATATTGCTTGCTATGGGTATTTTGTTAGATGGTTCTTATAGAGAGAATATCCAAGCAGCAGGTATTTTTAATTATATTGAGAAATATACAAGAACTAGCGGTGGAGCTCCACCTGGTCTCTATTGTTATAATTTTGGTATTAACTCTAATGTATCAGACCTACAACCATCAGGTGCTATAAATATGAATCGTTTTAGTCAGATTGAGTTGGAATTTACTACAATTATACCACCACTAGATCCATTAGCTCAGAGCTTATCAATTTGTGACCCACAAACTGGTCAAGTAATTGCGGTAAATAAGCCTACATGGCGTATATATGACTACAATTTTAATCTAACATTATTTGAAGAGCGTATTAATATTGTTAACTTTATTGGTGGTAATGTGGGACTTATGTATGCGACATAAGTAAAGTAAATATATAAAAAATTGATTTTTAATAGTAACATAATATTACAGAAATATAATATTATGCTATGCAGTCTAAACTTGAAAGTTTCTTTAAAATAAAAACAACCTATAGTAATTCCAATAAAAAATGTTTTGTATATGACCCTGAAAATAGAAGTGCGCAGTTTGTTTATCAACCAGATGAATCTGATGTATTTATATGTATTAAATCTAATATTAAACTGTTTTACAGAAAACCAAAAATAGAAGATAAAAGTATATACATTCCAGTTATACATACTAATTTATCTGTGCCTTTGTTAAAATCAAATTTACAAAAGGCTATACGAAGACATAATAATAAGATAGCATTATCAAGCTCAATTGCTCTTTTAAATAAAGAACCTATTGAATTTTTACGTAGATTACCAATAATA